GGCCACTTGATAGTGAGGATGCGACCACCCGGCCCGGCCGTTTTTCCTAGTAGCGGATAGATTTTGACTTCTGGCATGTTAGCTCGCCGCCGTGAATGTGATGGTCGAAGCCCACTTGAATTTCGCGGTCCCACGTCGGATTTCGCCGACCGCCGCATGGCCGTCGGTGTAACCAGTGCAAAAACCACTGCCCGCTACCGTCGCCGCATTCGTCTGCGATGCTTGCAGCGGGTACGTGATCGTGATCGTTTCCGTCTGCGTGTTGGATGGATCGTAAATCATCGGCGGAGCCACTGCGTCGATATGCAGAAAATCAACCGTGAAACCGCCGTTATCACGCAAGTCCGACGGAATGAATGTCCGAGCCGTGGCCGTCGCCAAATTCGTCGTTTCAAGCGATTCGCGGGTAATTTCGTCCGGCGTAATCGAAACGATCAGCGCCGTGTTGTCCCACGTCGACGTGGCAAGCGTAAGCGTTGCCCCCCTACCTTCATCAGCTACGGGCATTCGTCAGTTCCTTATGCCAGCGTCGGCACGTCCGCCGTGTGGATGATTTTAAAGTCCATGCTCACGCGCCGGCGGTGCGTACTGCCGCCATCCACGGGCGGGGCCGCCACCGAATCGTTGCGGATCATATGGGCCGTCCCGGAGCACCCGGTGCCAAACTGGCCGCGATAGCCGCTCAGCCGGTTCCGCACTAGCTCCGCTAATTCGTTGGCCCGCGCCTTGCCGGACTCGCCGTCCGTCCACACGTCGATTTGGATGATTGACGTGTGAGTGCCGGACTCGCCGCCAAGGTAGTATTCCGGCTCGTTCGACAAGTCATTCAAAACCAGCGCTTGCCGCCAGTTGTTTTTGCGTTCCTGCGGGATGACCTCCGGGTAAATATCGTCAGCAAAGGCATCGAACACCGCGGTACTGGATCGCAAGTGGTCGGCGATATCCTTGGTCAAAAACGTCATGGCTTCGAGCCTTTAATCGCCTTCGGTAACGCCGGGGTCACTTTGTTCTCGGCGATAAATTGCCGCAGGTCGGCCTTGAAATACTCGCGATAAACGGCCGCATTGTCATACAAGGCCCGCCGCATCGGCGCGACTGCCTGATGCGTTACGCTGCCGAACTCAATCACCGCCGGATAAAAAAACGGTTCTGTCTGTCCCTTCGCCGGGTGTGGTTTGCGTCCGTGTTTACTCTCATACAAGGCGTAAAGTTTGTCGGTGTCGGTGAACGTCGCCACGCCGATCCGTTTTCTGCTACGCTTCAGCGCCTTGGCTTTGATGCTCTTGGCGAACGCCCCGGTATCGTAGGCCTCCGCCTTCAAAATTCTCTGAATCTCCTGGTTGATTCGCTTGTTCGCCTTCCGCAACGCGCCACGCACGAATTTCCTCTGTAACGCGGGCGGCAGGTTTCTCAGTTTGGCGTCTAGCTCGCGGTAGCCGGTGACAATCACCAACTTGCCGCCGGTTGCCGCTGCCATTAAACATTCTCCGTCACCATGAATTGCAATTCCCGATTCTCTTCACGCACATTGACGATGTTCTCGATTCCGAATATCCGAAAGTTGGCGTCGTCATCCGGCTCGTCCTCGTTCACCGCCACGTTGCGGCGAATCTTCATGCGGCACTCGGTCGTGACCGTGGCCGCCGTCGGGCTATGGGTGAGCTTGACCCTATGGCTCGTGGTTGACTGAACCTGTTGCGTATTAAAAAACTCGCGGCCAGTGAGCGGCTCCAAACTCACCCACTCCGTACAAACTCCCTCCCATTCCTCTTGTGTATCAGTCCACTGGTCCAGTGTGGCCTTCCGCTCAAAGATCGCTCTGTGGTTCCTCACGCATAACCCGTCCAATCCACCGTGCCCAACAAACTCTTGGCGGCCTTTTCAATCACGCTCGCCTCGTCGGTGCCCGCCTTCCAAAACATTTCCGTGGCCAGTTTCATCGCCTGTAAGGCGACGGGCGGCAGAGGATTGGCGTTGGATGATTCGATGGTCGTGTATCCAGTTGTAAAAGTGATCGTGACAGCATCCGGCCGGTCATAGAGACCGGGAATGGTAGCGTTAGTCGCCCACACCAGCCGACCGGCGCCATCAGCGGAGGTCTCAACGTGATAATTGCTGATGGATAAAGTCTGGCTGTTGTTGCTGGCGTCATAGTAAGTAACCGACGAAACGGAAATCAGCGGCGGCCACGGCAGGCGATAATCGTTGCACCACCAGGCGGCGAGTTTTTTCGTCCGCGTCGTGGTGCTCCGCAGCGTTCGCTGCGTCCACCGTTCGCACCAATCGCGGGCCGCTCGAATCTTGGCTAGGATGTCGCTGTCTAGGTCGGTCGTGTAAACCCGCAAATGCTGCCGCGCGTCTTCGACCGTGAGCAACTCGTCGGACGGCGCTGATGTAATGACCAGAGCCATCGCTCAACCTTAAATCGAGCCGGTCGCGGCCAATGCAATCACTTCGCCCGCGACTACATCTGTGCCTGAACCAACCACCGTATTACCAGCCCCGGTCGTGATCGGCTGTGCTTTGGGATTGTACAAGTACGCGACTACCGACTCCGCGCAGGCGTTGGTCGCATCCTTGTCCATTGTAAGTTGGTAGTAGCGCTTGCTCGCGCCGAAGTCGAGATAACGCACCTCGTTATCGTTGCTGTCGGCGATGGCGATTGCACTACTCGCAACATTCGCGCCGCTGGACAACGTGTTCTCGTCGGTCACGGCGTCGGAATGGGCCAGGTACAGTTGGCCGACAAAGTTTGTCACAATGCCGCCGTAATGCACGACGATGCAACAGCGGTCGTAGCCGAGCATATCAATCACTTCCGAGTTGCGGTCGGAATTGGCGTTGGCATACGTTGCAATCGGCAGGATTTGGATGTCCCGTGGAAAACAGCGAAGGTCCATGTGTTTATCTGCTCCTGTAGGATTAGCTGTGAGTCGCCACGCCGACGATCGCGCCCGCCGTCGCGGTGTCGCCCTCTTCGTGGACGTGGAGGTCATAACGGGTCGTGGCGCGGACGGCGATTTGATCCGTGTTGAATGCGTAGTGCTCGCTCAGCGCGACCGCGATGCCGGTTCGGTCGCCGAGAATCACGGCGTCACGAAAGTTGCCGAAGATCGCGAAGACCTGTGAGGTGGCTTCGGTCGTCGGCATGCGATCGGAAACGACGCACGGATAACCGAGAAATGATCCGCCGTTGATACCGCCAACTACGTCGGCCGCCACGGCTCCGCCCTGCGCTAGCGCCAGGCGGTCGAAGATTTGCCATTTCGCCGGCTGACTGATGAGCCATTTCAATTGGCCAGGCACGCGGTACTTGTTCGCGACCAGCGACATTCCGGCCAGTAATGTTGCCGCCGTGATTTCGCTCCAGGCATCTTCATCGGCGGTGGGCGTGAACACGCTGGCCGTCGCGGCGATGACCGCCGGCCGGATGCCTTGCACGCCGCCATAGGTCGACGTGCCGTCGCCGAGAATTCCCTCCTGGTCTTCCTTGAGCGCGAATTGATGAGCCATATCCTGCGCTAACAAATCCATGATCGAAACGGCCGCGTCAGCCCGCAGTTCGGAACTGACGTAAGCCAGGATCGCGCGTTTCTTGGCGGTCAGCGTGTACCGCGAAAAGTTGGCATCGGAGGCCGTGATCGCGCCTTCTTCGCCTGGGTAGTACACGGTTGTCCCGCTCGTCTGCTTGACGCCGGTCCAGCTATCGCTGGTCATTTGCACGACCCGCGCCAACTGGCGCAGCGCGCCGACCTGCTCGCGGTAAACGACCACCGCGTTCTCGAATTGCGGCGGCACAAGATAACCGCCGTCGCCGCCGACGCCTTCGTTTTGCGTGGCAAACCAGGCTTCACCGCGCCGGGCGATGAGTTCCGTCCGCGCCGCTTCGCCTTCTTCGTGGCGGCGGCTGTGCCGGAACGCCATCGCCTTAAACCACAGGCCGCAATCGTAAGCGTCTTTGAGCGCTTGTTCTTTGTTGCCGTTGCCTGTAAAAGCCCGCAGCGTGGGATGAACGACGCGGATCGAGAATGGCAAGGCGGGCGTTGTGTCCGCCGGTGCGCCGCTGCCCTCGCGGTTGAATTCCGGCGGGGGTGTCGTGGTCGAACGCCGGGCCGCTTGCAGCCGGGCGATTTCTTCCTCGTGCGACAAGGCCGCCTTCAACTGGATTTCGAGCTTGGCCAATTCGCCGCTGCCTTTGGCCATGATGGCGGTCCAGCGGGCCTGCTCGTCGGCGGAGAGTTCCCGCTTTTCATTTTCGGCCAGATTGACGAACGCCTCGGCTTCGTCGGTCAAGTCCGCGATTTGCTTTTTGATTTCGTCGCTTTTCTTCACTGCCACTGTTCCCTTGCTGGTTGCGAGGAGGCCAGCGGAAATCGGGGCGTCAAAAGAAAACGCAGCGTGCCCCGCTGGCAAGTTACTTGCAAGCAGGTCACGCCGCGATGTTGGCAGAGTGCCTTGCTGTCTAGCGAACTAGCCGCCGATGATGGGCTGAGAGAGTCCGCTGAGAGTTAAGTTATCTACTAGTAATCTACCCGGTTGCCCCGTTAGATGCCGGCGGTTTTCTGTAGCGTACAATACGCCGCCTAATGCTGTTTGCCGGTACGGCACGAACGGCGGTGTGTCCGCAGCATTCCAAGTGCTGCTTCTGCCACTCGCCTTCACGCGACGATGTGCGCACGCGCATTCGATTGCCGCACTTTGGACAAATCGGTTCGCTCATGTAATCTTTTGCCGGGCCTTGGCAACAGCCAGCCGGTAGGCGTTGAGGTTCACGGTCTGACGATTAGCCGACGCTCTGAGCAACGCCGCGGGCGTGTGCTGGTAGGGGAATAAATCGGCGTCGATGTAGGCCGCGATTGCTTCGTCGTCGCTGGATTCGTCGGCCAGATTGAACGCAACCGCTTCGTCCGCCGTGAACCACGTCTCCGCGTCCATCACTGCCTGAATGTCTTTTGCATCCTTGCCGGTTCGCTTGCCGTAGATGGCCGCGAGATTATCCCGGTACTTATCCGCCACTTCGGCGGCCTTGCGGAGTGCGGCCCCGTCGCCTACCGCGACGCTCCACGGATTATGAATCATCATCATGCCGCCCGGTGCAACTTGGATTTTGCTGCCGACCATCGCCACAACGGACGCAGCCGATGCGGCGATGCCATCAACCTTCACAGTCTTTGCGGCCTTGTATTCGCTTAAGAGCGTATGAATCGCAACGGCATCATCCACCAGCCCGCCCGGCGAGTTTATCCGCACCGTGAGGCGGTCAATGCCGCGCAGGGCTTGCAGCCGATCCCGCACACCTTTGGCAGTCACGGCTTCCGGCCCGAACATTTCGCCGATGGCGTCATAAATCCAAATCGTGGCTTCGCCGTCTTTCGCTTCAATTCTCATACGTCACCTCTTTGGTAGCTGGTTGACAATTATCCGTTTAGTGCCTGGCACATTGAAACGGTTTGACAGGTTGACGAGATACTCCTCGAAGAATTCTGGCTTGGCGATGTCTATACTCGTCATACTACGCTCGCCTCCGTGTCTGTGCGTACAATTCGCTGGCCGCTCTTTTCGGCTAGATAACCAATGTCCGTTTCATGCCCCCACGGCTGGTTGTTCGGGTGCGGGGCCCGGCCGTAATGCTTCGTGACGACCTTGCGCGTCCCCGCCACGCGCAGTCCGTTGCGTCCGCACCAGAATCCGAAGTTCCAGTCTTCCGGCACACACTCGGCAGAAAAAATGTCGCCGCAGTGTTGAATTCGGTCGCGGATCGTGAAGCCGGGAAAGTCTTTGAGCCAACTATCGGCCTTCATCAGCAGGCAGCCGGTGTTCGGCAGCAGCCAAAGCGCATCGCTATCGAGGTGCCTGCGGATCGTGTCGACGTCAAACGTCCAGGGCAACTGCTGTAATTCCGTCGTCGTGATCCGCCGTTTGGGTGACCAGTCATCATCCACATACGCAATCGCCGTCGAAGTAAAACCGTCGTGATTCTTGATCGCGACGGGTGCGTGAATCACGTCGGCGTCGGCGTCAAGCATTTCCTCCAGTAGAATACTCAGCCAGCCGTCTTGCGCGGCAACGTCGCTGTGCAACATGGCGAAGTAATCGAAGCCGTTATTCAGGCAGGTAGCCACACAATCGTTGAAGTTGTAAGCCAAAAGACTTCGCGTCTGCATCCATAGCGTCACACTGGCCATGTTCTCGTCTTGCGGGTCGCGGCACTTCTGCGCGGCGACGGACGACTCCGGCTGCGTGCTCCCGTAGGTCGGTATTGCCAGTAACGCGCGTTTCATGTCTTTCTCGTTATCACCATCGTCCCGGCCTTGGTCTCGAATTCGAGCCGGCCTCCTTCGATCAGCTCATCAACGCTCCGCGTGACACCGAACTCGCGGCCGTAATCGTGCCAAGCGACGATGGATGATCCGCGTGCAAGGCCCGGCTCGAATGTGCGATAGTCCGCCAGCGGGAACGGGTATTTATGGCAGGCGTCAATGTGCAGCAGCGAGATATTCGAGGGCGCGCCGAGTTTTTCGGACCGCTCGCGAATCCATTTTATGTTTGGGTATTCGTCCACCACCCGCTGCAACGCGGCCACGGTTGCCACGGTAATCGGTTGCTTGGCGATGCTCATGCCGAGTTCCAGCGGATCAACCGCGATGATCCGCCGGCCCGTTTCGGCGAGCACCGTGAGACTTCGCCCGCGGTAGCAACCGACTTCCACGATCAGCCCGTGCTCCGGCGTTTGAACCGCCGCGTCAAATAAGGCGGCAGCTTCAACTTCGGTGAGCCAGCCTTCGACGCGATCGGCCTTCGCCCATGCCCCCGCAAAGCTAGTTATGGTTTCAATCATAATTACACCGCCATCATCACGGCGACTCGGTTCGGCCAGGTCGCCAACTCATCTTTGATTGCGTCCGCCAAGCCATCTTTCGTCGTTTGGTCGCACAACTTCAGCAGTAGCCGCTTTGATTCGGCGGCGTGACTGGCCGACCAGTCCGCCTCGTCAAATGTCAGGCCGGGCACGATCTCCCCCAGCGCTTGCACCGTTGGTCGCAAGATTTTGTCCGCCAGCGATCCAAACGCGCCGCCGTCCCCATAAAACTCATCAATCCAATTGACAAAGTTTTTCGCCTCTGACGCGGCCCGCCGCACGCTGTTGCACTCGGCAGCGATCAGATTTCGCAGCCGGTCGCCGATCAAGGCCTCCGCCGACTCCGTGCCTGGCGGTCGGCCGCCCTGGTTGTCCGCGTCGTTCGCCGCCTTGGGGTCGATGTTCGGATTGCCGAATTCATCGCCGCCCTCGTAGGGCTCCATGTCTTCTTTCTCGCGGCACTCATTGGGGTTCATGATCCGATTTTGGATCGCCACGCCGTAAGCGCTGAAACGTGATTGCGTGTCACCTCGCAACAGCGCCTCGGTAATCCAGCGGTAGTAATAACCTTGGTTTCGCTGCTCCTTCGTGAGCAGCTTGCGGCGGAACTCTTCGGCGAAGCGGTTCAGCCAACGCATGAGGGAGCCTTGCAGGTACTCCTGGTTCTGCTGCTCCAGGTTGCTACGCGTACTGGAATTCTCCAGCGAGTTGAGTTTGAACAGCGGCAGATTAAAGAGCGACGCCACAAACTGACGATCGAGTTTGCGAAGTTCCTCGACCTGCGCGTGCTCCATTGACAGCGCTATGGCCTGATATTCGAGCGATTCGCCAAGGATCGCCACGCGGCCCGCGTTGTCAGCCCCGCCGTGGACAGAGTTCCAATCCTGGCGAATGTTTTTGATGGCCTCCTGAGATAACCGATTGGGAGTTTTCAGCACGCCGCCGGGCCGCGCGCCGTTGGCGAATGAACGGTTGACGTGCTTTTCGATGGCAAGTCCCTGACCGATTACATTCTTGGCCACGTCCAAAAGATCAAGGCCCCAAATACCCTGCGAGCTGAGGCCCTGAATGTGAATGATGTCCTCTCGATTGAAGTCGATTGCAACCCCGTTCTCGGTCGTGTACGTGTACCCAAAAACGCCCCTGTGTTCGGACACGATGTTGACTTTCACTCGATCTTGTCGCAGTGGAATCAGTTGCACCGCTCGCGGATTGGGGCGATAGACCCAATTCAGCGAGTTGCCGCGCAGCGCCGCGACCCACATGGCCGTTTCTTTCCACACGCTGGGCAGCATCCACGGATTCGGCTCGTCTCGCAGGCAATCAATCTCAGGCACGTTCTCTACTTCCACCGATTTGCCGTTGATTTTGCGAAACAACTTCACTGGCAATTGCCCAATGTCGCCGGCCAGTACATTGAGCGCCTTCCAAACGTGGCAGTTGCCGAGCGCCGTGTAGGCGTTCACCGTCACGCCCGTGTCGTTGCTGATGGACGGGAACGCTTCGTACCAAAAGTCGGCGCCATTCGAGTAACCGACGTCGACGAACTCGAAAGCGTTGTGCCCCGGCAGACAGTAGGCTTCGGTGTTCTTCATAGAATCATCGCCCCCGGTGTCTCATACATGCTAGGCGGCTGGTCGTGTGTGAGACTCACCGCGACCATCATCACCATCGCCAGCACGCCATCGATCTTCTTTGTGCCCGTTCCGTGCTCCGGTCTCACGGGCCGAATGTTGCCGTTCACGTCGGTTTGCACTTCGACGTTAGAGACCATCCAATCCATCACGGGGTTATTTCCGTGGTCGATGAGGCCGGCGATAACGGCCCGCTCGATGTCTTTGCATGGGCCGGACAATGACGCCACGCCCTGCCGGACTTCGACGCACCGCACGCCTTCATATTCCAATCGCTGCCGCGTGCCTTCGGCGTTCCACGGATCGTAGCCGAGATATTGCAGCTCGAATCGTTTGGCGTCTTCGAGGATGTCGGACTCGACGAACGAATAATCAATCACCTTGCCCGGCGTGGCGATGACCCATCCGTCGCGAATCCATGCCGAGTACGGCACGCGGTCGCGGTCTTCGATGAGACGTGCGCGGTCCTCTGGGATGTAAAACTTCCACTGGCACCTGTAGCCCACGCCGACTTTCTGCCCGATGCACCACGCCGTCAGGTCCGTTGTGCTCGATAAGTCCAATCCACCAAACACGGCCGCACGCGGCGGGATCGGTTCGCCGCTCACCTTGCACGCCCGCCACTCTTCCATTTTGAGCCAGCGTGTCTTTTGTTCCGTCCACATGTTGAGGTGCAGACGCTTAAACGTGTTTTCATAAGCAGGATTCTCGATTGCCTTCTTACACTCTGCGGCGATGTAGTCGCGTTTGATGCTAACGCCGTAATTCGGATTGGCTTTGATCCACGTCGATTCCGCTTTCCAATCATCATCCTTCGTCGCCTCGTAAATGACAGGCAGGAATAGCGGATCGCGAATCATTCCGTCGCGGACTTTGCAGGCGTGCTGATAGGTTTCGCCGGCAATCGTTTGCAGGTCGAAGCCGGCCGTCGTGATGTACACTTCGAGCGGTTGCTGGCGGAATCCAGTACCCGTGTGCAACGTGTCTTTGAGGTCGCGGTTCGGCCAGGTGTGCAGCTCGTCGCCGCAGACGCAGTGCAGATTGAATCCATGCGCCCCTTTCGAGTCAGCAGGTATAGCTCGCAGAAACGAATCGCCGTAAATGATCCTTTTCCGCGCGTCGCGCACTTTAGTGATTGAATCCAGCCTCTTAGACTGGCGGACCATCGCGGCGGCCGTCCCGTAGACCATATCGGTTTGGTCCAAGTCACCCGCAACGCAATAACACTCAGCAGCGCCTTCCCTATCTTGATAGAGCACACACAGAGTAATCCCGGCCGCGAACGTGCTCTTGCCGTTCTTGCGCGGAATAAAAATGAAAGCCTCGCGGTAACGACGTGTTCCATCTTCTCTCTTCCAGGCGAATAGCGTGGCGATGATGTCCCGTTCCCACTTTTCCAGAACGAACGGCATACCCTTCATGTGGCCCTTGGTATGCGTCAATCCGAGCTCGAAAAACTTGACACGCCGCTCGGCTTCTTGCGCGTCGAACCAGTAGCCATCGGAATCCCGCGTCGGATCGTAACCGGCAATGTTCGTCGGGATGTCATACACGCTGGCGATCATGTAACGTCGGGGCTGAGCGCAATAAAAAACAGCAACGCAGTGATGCGGCACCGCATTGCCGTTTAGTTATTGGCTCACCGTTCCGCTCGCTGGCCGGCGAACGGATGGCTGCCCCGTGTTTTGATTTCTCAATCCATCATGCAATCAGGTCCGCTAATTCGTCGTCTTGCGTCGGCTTCGCGCCTTCGAGTCCGACCCGATCCGTCGGCGTCAATCCAAACTTGGCGGCGATGACGCGAAACTGCTTATACGATGCAACCGCCATGTTGTGACTTCGGTAATCGTCGCCTGCTTCGTGGTAGTAGCGATAGCGCGACCACCATTCGCACATTGCACATAATTCGTGCGAATCGAGTTCGGTCGCTAAACCGAGCGCCATCAGTCGCGGCGCCAGATGCTCCCACGCCGCCAGCGCCTCGCCTTCCAGAGTTACGACCTGGAAAGACGAGCCCTCCGGTTGCGGCTCGCGGTCCCGGCCGGAATGCCGCTCCGGGCGCAGTCCGCCGTGAACCCTCAACGAGTTCGTTGGTTTAGGCGGCCTACCTGCCATTTAACCCCCTGATATTTTGGTTAAAAAAACTGCACGGTGCGACAAACGGCATTCCGGTTCTCATTCTGAG